TTACGCTAAGCACGTATCGGCCAGCGTAGGAACCATCTACGATATGTGCCGGAAGGGCAAGCTGCCGGCCGTAAAAATCGGCGGCTGGCGCATCAATGTGAAGCGTGCTGATGAAATGCTGGAGCAGCTTTGCGATGAGCACATGGCTGGATATACTCCGATGATAAAGTCGACGAAGGTCAGCATCCGCAATGCTAATGCTGCCAATAGCTACCTTGCTCGGTTGGAGCAAATACGTAAAGGCGTTGTGTAAAGGAGGGAAACGATGATGAAAAAAGTGTTATTTGCTTTGCTCGCAGCCTGCTGCGTTTTGGCGGCGTATGATTATAGCCGTCCGGTAGAAAAATATGTAGTCAAGACCGTTGCCGGTGAAGGTGACACCCTGTGGCACCTGGTAGGCGGTGTCATGGATAGCGAAGGCGACCGCAGAGACATTCACGAGGTTATCTTTTATACGCGCCAGATCAGCAACATCAAAGGCACGTTACAGCCGGGGGACATCGTATTGATTCCCATCGAGGTTCGCAAATAATGACTGCGCTTTCTACGTTCCATAAAAAGAAAAAGAGCATTGATATTGGCGTATCAATGCTCTAAGAAGTGAAAATATAAGAAAAAGAATTTAGTTGTTCACACAAAAGTGAAAACAAAAGTAAAAAGTGAAATCACATATATTATAACAAACACAAGGAGTGAAATCAATGCAGATTGCGTTTAAATTGGAAAGAAGAATCTGTGCTCTCAGAGAGAACCCTTCCGGCTACACCAAGGAGCTGAACGTGGTTATCTGGGATGAGAAATACACAAAATATGACCTGCGCACCTGGAACCCCAACGGCAAGCCCGGCAAGGGCATTACGCTGACTAAAGAGGAGCTGAAGAAGCTGCACAAGCTCATCGGCGAGGAAATCCGCCAAACGGGAGGCCACAATGAGTAGCGTCACCCGTAAAAATAAACGTCGTGTAGCATTTAAATGTGCAAAGCAGGGCATTGCCCCGGCGCAGGCCATTGCGGCATCGGCAGCGCGCGAAATTAAAGCGACCAAGGAAGCAACGGCTGAGACCATGGAGGTCTTGCTGCAGGCTATAGCGCTCGTGGCGGCGCACGATTATGGCAAGCTCAACGCTAAGGATACCCGCCTGGATGTGCTGGCCAAACAATTATACCAACGCAGCATTCAGGTTAAGAAGCGTCAGCTGAATGAAGAGGAAAACAAAACCTGCCAGCGCTTTGCCGGTGCAGTTATGGAAATTTGGGAGAAAGAGGAAGGGAAAGGTTATGCAAAAGATTGATTATTATGCTGTAGCACGTAGCATGTATGGCTTGCTGCGCAATAAACACATCAGCTACAGAGGACATCTGCTTGTAGAAGCTCGCAGAAAAGCGCGCCATCAGGTATCTAATTTTGTTCTGCATCGCAAAGCACGCAAGCTGAAAGATACGGTGCTCAATGGCATCAATAAGCTGTTGGAGCATCTGGATAAGGTCCAGGATGGCAAGCGTGGCGCCGGTGTATGCAAAGCGCTGGCCAGTGCGTTGTCGCAGAGCCAAAACCAGATTACCAAGCGCTTGGCAAAATTTGAGCAGGAGGCGTAGTTATGGAGATTATGCTTATTGATTTTGCAATCTACTTAATCAGTACCATCGCTGTAATGTGCATTGCGATGTGATTAAGCTAGGGAGGGATAAAGCATGAAACGTCAATGTCACGTATGTGGGCAGAAGAATGGCAGTTGTAATTGCTATATATTGAAGAATGGTCAAGAAGTAACAATTTGCCCGAGCTGCCTTGCATTTAGCAATGATGAAACTGCTAAGATAGCGCGTTAGGCGCATAAAGAAGGCTTATTGGTGAAAGGAGCAGGCAAGAGATAAAAATGAACGAGAAAACGAATGATTTAACTGAAAGCTGCATCAATAAATTCCATGAGCTGGCCAACCTGTTCAAAGAAAAGAACAAGCACATGGTGGAAAGTAATAAGCAGGCTGCAGAAAAAACAAAGGAGAACGACCATGAATAATAAGGAAACATCAATCAATAAGGTGGACGAATTAGTTAATCGTGCGCAGCTTGCCATCAATGACTGGCAGTGCAGCGGCGAGACCTATTACCTCAGACAAGCACAAGCCAACCTTGGTTCGGCACTGGAGCTGGCCAAATCGGCTCGCGCCGCTGCCATGGAGGCCGAAAAAGCAGAGGCTTACAGCGTGGACGACGATGACATGACGCTTCCCCTGCACGATACACCGGAGGAGGCACTGAGATCTGCACGCGACGATTTGACGGCCGGCGAAATCGTGACTGTCATCCAATGGAGAAAGTCGAGCTGGCACCCTGAAATCAGCGTAGAAATGCTCCTCGGTGAATTTGAAGAAGAAGCGTGTGAAGATGGCGGCAGTGCATCGGAATATTGGAGCGAACGCATTGAAAGCAAGGAAATGGCCAAGGATCGCGCAGAGCTGGGACAGCGTCTTAACGCTGTCTTGAAAGACTGGATTGACGAGCATAAACTCGAGGCTGATTGGTACGAGCCGACAGGCATGAAGTTGAGCTATCAATTCGACGGCAAAAATTTTAAACGCATCTAATTAATCAACCATCTGCCGCAGAGCGCAGGCCGTAGAGCTGCTGCCTCGCTCATATTTAACTAGCGGATTATATACAAGCATTGCAAATGGCGCAGACAAAAAGAAGATGTATATCGCACGTATGCGGCCTGCGCTCTGCGGCGGAAAAAAGAAGGAGCATATTACATGGATGACTTCACGATCAATTTTGCTATAACGCTCATTGTACTGTTAATTGGTCTGGCATTTATTGGAGAACAATGATGAGAAGTGAAAGAGCCTTCGGCGGAACGAAAGTATATGGGATTACAGTCGACTGTCCTTGCAAAGGCTGCGACCTGCGTGGCTGTGGCTGCGCCAGTATATGTGACGCATATAAAAAATACAAATTCATCCTAACGGTTTTAAAGAAGAACCGCCAGGCAAAGGTGCGGGCGGCGAGCGAATGCCGGATGATGCGCGATGAACGCATTGCTGAATGGCGGCGGAACAGATGTTGGCCAAAGGGCTAAACATATATAATGAAGAAAACTTCTGCGGGGCTTTTCTGTCTCGCAGGTTTCTTCATATATGAAGGCATTTCATTTTAAGGGCAGCTTAGCCCTTTAGGCTTGTATGTAAGTAATAACAAAGCGACCACAAGAATTATCAGGGGGATAAATCAATGGCAATGAGAATGGGCATAAGAGAAAAAACATATTACTGCCAGGGAACCAGTGAAAGCAAAAAGCCTGATTACATTGAAATTGATTTATTTCCTTTCGTGGATGTCAAATACAAACCTTGCAGAAGTGGCAGACAGAAGGCAACAACTCCGAAGCAGAAAAACCTTAACGATAAAAAGGCACGCAGATATTTTAGACTGCTGGCCAAAAGCAATTTTGGCAGCAAAGACATACACCTTACTTTAAGCTATGATAATGACAACCTGCCTGATACACCAGAACAGGGAGAGAAGAGACTGCGTAATTATATGCGCAGATTGAAAAGATTATATAAAGCTAATGGCAAAGAATTAAAATACATCTACGTTACCGAGGTTAGCAGCAAGGGCAGAGTGCATCATCATCTGCTGATTAATCGTGGCGTAGACCGTGATGCTATTGAAAAGGCATGGGGACACGGCTGGGCAAACAGCAAGCGTATTCAGGCAGAGCATGGAGGTATCGAAGCTCTGGTATGCTATCTGAGCAAAGATCCTAAAGGACGCAAGAGATACACTTCGTCCCGTAACCTTGTTAAACCGCTGGAATCTGTAAGCGATACCAAGACAAGTCGTAAGCAATTCCAGCAGCTGACTCTTTGGCCGGAAGACTGCGAAGACATGCAAAAACATTTTGAACAAAAGCATCCTGACTATCGCATCATCAGTGTGGAGAAATATTATAATGCTGTAACCTGCGAATGGTATATCAGAGCGAAGATGGAGCTTAGGGATGATTATAAGCGCAAGAAGGGAGCAAAGCGACGGAATGAATAAATTGAATTTAATATTGACCATACCGCCTAGCGTCAATCATTGCTATAAAAACTTCAACGTGATGGGACGCCGGAACCGTGTGCTTACGCCATTGGCAAGAGCCTGGAAGGAAGAGGCGTATTATATTGCTAATGCTTTGGCACATCGGGAAGGCTGGCGCGTGCCTGAACCGGAAGAAAAGATTGTGCTGGAGGTATTCGCCTTCTGGCCAGACGGCAGGCGGCGCGATATGAACAACACGCATAAGCTTCTTTGTGATGCCTTAGAGGGCGCATTATATCTTGATGACAAGATGGTGCTCGTGCGTGATATGGATTTTTCCGTTGACCGGAAGAGACCTAGGCTAGAGATATGCGTATATGTGAAAGACGATTAAAATACAAAAATTAACCTCTAAGAATATAAAAGCCTAGGAAAATACCCATAATAAAATTTTAAGTTTGCATACAGATTATCAAAACCGGCAGGAGGGCAGCGTATGAATAAAGAAGAACTAAAAGAAAAGCTGAAAGGCGCTATGTATGCTCAGCGCACGTTGGAGGGAGAGCTGGATAAGCTGCAGGAGCTGCGTAACCTTGCGCAGAAGGTAACGCCTGCTTATAGCCAGGCACCGGGAGGCGGCAGCGGGAATGCCCAAAAGCTGGAAAATTCCATAGCAAAAATAATTGAGCAGGAAAAGATTATTGCAGAGTGCTGCAATGAGCTGTGCGCCCAGCTAGCAGAAGTCCGGGCTTTAATTGCACTGCTGCCGATGGGACCAATGCGTCTTGTGATGCAGCGCAGGTATTTGAATTACCAGAAGTGGGAACGTATAGCAGCAGAGCTTAACTATACATGGCAACATGTACATAAGCTTCATGCCAAAGGTTTAAACAGTATTCTTGAAAGATGCGATAGAATGCGAGGGTGAATCGGTGCT